CGATATGTGCTAACGCTGGTATCTACACTTGTATTGTTGGTTATGCTGCTACCATAGAAAGAATTAATATGGTATCCAGTGGTGATGGTCTATGTGCTCCTAAAGTATATGCCAACACTGGTATTATTACCGCACTGAACGCTGGTGCTACTGGTAGTATGACCATTGATGCTGGTTCTGCTGGTCAGATTAAATCATTCCAGTTTGAATCTACTGCAACAACTGTTCCACCTATTAAGACATCATCTACACAAAAGTGTATCAACTTGAACGCTGATTTACTTGATGATCTTAGTATGAAGGATCTTAACTGGATGTCTGGTGCATCCATCATGGGTAGAGACAGTAATGGTGATACTAAGGCACGTAACTTTACTGGTACTTTATTCCAAGGTGGAACGGGTGCTTTCCCTTCAGGATTGACCGCTGGTACATCTACATTAGGTAATACATCTGTAGTCAACTTGACTGTTAGTGGTGCATTTAGTGCCACTGGTACATTACAAGGTAATGCCTTGACTGCAACTACATCAACTAACGTAGTTGGTCCTGCGAACAGAGTTCCATACAATAGTTCTACCGATGTAACGACTACTAGTAACAACCTACAATTTGATGGTACTAGATTAACTGTTGAAGATCTTGTAGTTAACAGTAACTTCAGTGCTGATATTGGTAGTTTGACCCCAGATCTTGCAAATAACGTTGCTGGTTCTGGTGGTAGGGTTCTTTATAACAGTAGTAATAATAATACTACTACATCTGGTAACCTAACATTTAATGGCACAAACCTCACTTGTGGTGGTAACATTACTGCATATTCTTCAATGATTCTAAAGGATAACATCACAACAATATCTGATGCTCTTAACAAGGTATTAAATCTTCGTGGTGTTGAGTTTGATTACAAGGAGAGTGGACAACATAACATTGGTCTTGTTGCTGAAGAGGTTGAGAAGGTTCTTCCCGATCTTGTTCACACAGAAGAATCAAGTGGTATCAAGTCTCTTGCCTACCAGAATATAGTTGCTGTCTTAGTCGAGGCAGTTAAGGATCTTAAGAAAGAGATTGACGTATTAAGACACGACAAAGCAGATAGAATTACGAAGAACTTATACTAATGACGGAAAAATATGTACCCAAATCATTTGAGGATGGGGATTGGCATTGTAAAGCAGTCATGGGTATTGAGGAGGTGAGAATCCTTTTCAGTACCATTGACCAGTATTTAAAAAACGAGTATATTGCTAAGAATATACCAGAAGATCACAAGTCTTATCTAGAACATATACACCAGAAGTTATTTGGTATGATTACTGACTATAACTTCCATGCTAAATAATTTTAACTAAGTTTTTGTTATGAAACTGAATATTATAGATGATAAGGTTCACAAGGTTCGTGATGATTTAAACTATGAGGTTACTCGATTAGAAAATCATCCAATAATAACTATAGACAATGTATTGGAGGATCCATACTCTTTCTTGGAGAATATAGTCCAGAAAGTTCCAATGCAGTTTAATAATATGGAAGTCGAGGATGAAGTATTCCCAGGCTACCAGTCAAAACTCAGATTAAATTTCCCAGAACTTAGTTATCTTACAGGACATTTTATTCAGAAGTGTACTGATTTCACTGCCATTGATCCCAAAGACGTAAGAGTTGGGTATCAAGTCAATGCAATGCACAGTGATGTTCAAGTACCTAGAATTTCTATTCAACCACATGTTGACCCAGCAATATTTGCAACAGTATTATATTTGAATCCAGAGACAACTCTTGGTGGTGCTATGCCTGGTGGAACTGCATTTTTTAGACATAAGGCAACTGGTTTGGTTAATATGGAGAATGTATATACTGCATATAGAAGAACTGAGGAATATTGGAACTTAAAAGAATGGATATATGATTTTTCTGATTCTGCCCAAGATATGATAAACAATGATATTGGATTGATTGATGATGTATGGGAAGAGGAACATTTTATTCCAATGCAGTTCAATCGATTGATTATCTATCCTTCATATATGTGGCATACTGCCGTTGTTAGAGATGGTTGGTATAAAGATATCCCAAGAGTTTCTATGTCAGGATTTATTCATGCTGATACTTTAAATGTAGATGTTGATCACTCATGACTCTTATTAAAGGCAAAGTAAAAACAGTTTATGAAACTGATAACCCAAATGAGGTTGTAATACATTATGAGGATAGAGTTACTGCTGGTAATGGTAGGAAAGAACTATGGATAGAGGATAAGGGTGCAGTTTGTTGTCAGATCTCTAGAATACTCTTTAATGTATTAGAACAGAGAGGGATAAGGACACATTATATTACTATGCCAAATAATAATTCTATGTGTTGTACTAAACTTGATATTATTCCCATTGAAGTAGTAGTCAGGAATATTGCTGCAGGATCTATAGTTAGACAGACAACTATTGAGGAAGGTACTGAGTTTGAACATCCATTAGTTGAGTTCTATTTGAAAGATGATGAGAAGGATGATCCTTTACTTACTGATGATCGTGTTATCATAATGGGATATGGAATGATAATACAACAGTTAGATGATATAGCAAGAGAAGTTAATAGTGTATTGAGAGGTATCTTTAACCAAATGGATCTAACTCTTGTTGACTTCAAGTTAGAGTTTGGGTATGATGCCAATGATAATCTTGTACTTGGTGATGAACTATCACCTGATGGCATGAGATTATGGAGAGATGGTATTAGTTTTGATAAGGATTTGTTTAGAAAAGAGAATGGCAATATAATGAGTGCTTACAAATATATACTGGAAGAGTTAGGTGGATGAAAGAATGGAACTATTTCACTATATCTTTCATCATAGGAATGTGGTATCTTCACAAGATTATACTAGACTCCTAGAATTGTGTAGGGAGTTTGACTTTCCAGATAAAAGTAATCCAGAGTCAAATCATAACTATCATATACATGGTAATAGGTCACAGGTAATATTAGAACCTGAACATGGTGAGATATTCAAATTAGTTCATAAGGCACACATGAGAGTAATGCCGAAGATATATAAAGACTTTGGTGATACATTACCAGAGAACCCTATCTACGATAAATACTCTGGATACTGGTTATGTAAATATCCTGAAGGTGGATACTTATCACAACATGCAGATCTTGATGCTGACTCTGGGTCAGTGACCACTGGATTTAATATTAATGATGACTATGAGGGTGGAGAGGTTTGTTTTTGGAATCAACATTACATAGAAAAGGAAGCAAATTCTATTCATGTTTTTCCAAGTAACCACTTATATCAACACGAAGTAAAACCTGTAACTAAAGGTGATAGATATTCTGTTATCGCTTGGTTCAGTTACCAAAAAGGAAGGCAATGGTTGATTTAGACAATCTGAGTAGAATATCCAATACAGGTAGGTATCCCAACTTGCTGAATAGTTCTGATGTTGATAATGTCAGAGAGATTGTTGATGTTCACTCTGATATATTTGCTAGTTCTACTGACAATGGTTGTGCCATAATCAAGAGTCCAACCCTAGACACTAGATATGGGTTTAGATTTCAGATACCAACTGGTATATCTCAGTACACATATTTTGATGGTTCTGTTGGTGAGAACAAACTATTCACATATCTAACAAAGTTTAAGTATCTGTATTTTAAGAATACTGTTCTGGATTTTGAGTTAATAGATCTTCAACCAGTACCATTGTTTGCCCCAACGATTGAGGCATTATGCCAACTTGCTACAGAGATTACAGGCAATAGTGATAATGATTTCCTTAAGGGATTCTTGGAGATTGTAGAGAATATTGATTCGGGTATCCATGACTATGAGATCAGTACTCTTTGTATTAATAGAGTAGATAAAACTCTTAAGATAGGATTAGATAAAGTATCTGATACTTCAGTGTCAGAGGATGTGTTTAAGTATCTTGGAACTAGATCCAATACAAAGGCATATCAGAATATAAAGGGATTATCTCAATTAATAGAGGATATATTAAATACGGATGATAAGAATGTTCAAATGTATCTTACAGTTGATTCCACTGGTTTGTTAAAACAAATAGGATATTCCTTGTTTACTAGATGGAAGAAAGATGCTCCAGAGGGATCAGATTCTCAAAAGAATTGGGTTAAATTTAGTGAGTATCATGAGAATCATAAGAATAACGTTGGTATTATTGCCAATAAGGCACAGACATTAAAATGGATTCCTGATGCGTGGGCACAGGAAATATCAACATGGGAATTAGAGAATAGATCAGTTTATGCCAGTACAGTAGTTACTACTAATTCAACTAATACAGATGTTGAAGTAGCGTACGGCATTAATGATTATTAAGTGGTATTAACAGATCCAGCATGACTGGTAGTGTATTTGGTGCCTGCACCACCTCCACTGCCACCAGCGGATCCTGCCTTACCTGCTTGTCCGCCTGGATATCCACCACAACCTGCACCAGCACCACCTCCGTTGGTGCCAGTGCCTCCAGTACCTCCATTATTACCACCTGACTCGAATCCGCCACCACTACCGCCAGTGCCTCCAGTACCTCCAGTACCAGCATTCCATCCACCAGCAGCACCAGCAGCACCATTTGATCCACCTGCTAATCCTGCTCCATGTGCGTCTACCCACCAATTATTACTGGGATCCCAATGATATCCATTTCCTCGTCCACCTTGTCCACCTGTACCGCCTGTACCGCCAGTGCCTCCTGAACCATGATGGCACCAGCGATATTGACTATGACAGAACCAACCTGAACACTTCCATCCACCATTATTGCCACCGCCACCACCTTGTCCACCTTGACCGCCACCTCCGCCGCCACCGCCTCCAGCACGGATTCTACTATTAAAGTGTCCTGATGGTATATTGACTGGACTTGCAACGTGCATTGCTAAACCACCATTATCTCCACCACCTCCATTAGCACCTCCTCGTTCTCCTGAATATCCTCTAACAACAGGATTACCAGAGGTATTATTGACATTGACAGTTATATTACCACCGCCCGAGTTATTAAATCTAAGTGCTGGATTGTTCTTATCCATACTACCAAAGTTACCATTACAGTTGATAACCTTAGTAACACCCGAATCCCACTCAGTTTGACTGAATAATTCCCATCTTGCTTGAGCATGTGACCAGTTACCATTTGCATTGGCAGTGATCTTACCTACACAACCTCTTAGGTTATTGAATGATATTGATCCACTTGTAGGAACATGACTATTCTGTGATATATCTGCGATACCAGATCCTCTATAGTATGAACCAAGAGCATATCCTGCACCAAAATTATTATGGATATCACTCATTGAGATAGAACCAGAACTGAATACAGTATCATAGTTCTTACTTAGACTACCATTACCAACAGGTCCTGATGTATAGTTTGAATATACATCATTGGATACATCACCATATACAGCAGATGAGGATAAATCATAACTCATCTCATACATGGCATGATTATCCCATTGGTCAATCGCAACAATCTTAGATGGATCTGCTCCATAGTGTGCTGCGACTCCAGACATATACTTCACACAGTCTTTTAAGTCTTTATTATTTTGGAACTTAGTACCATTACGTCTGATGATAGGATTAACATATATTACTCCTTCTGACCATACATCATTAGCAACACAGAAATAATCATTAAGTAGTAGTCCATCTTCTATTCTATTCTCTTCAGATGGTATGATATGTATTCTCTTTGACCCTGTAGAGACTCTCAGAGGGTCGTAATCGTGGTCATAGTACCATACAAAGCATACGAAGTCTCCTAATGTGGCAAGGGACTTATAGACCTTTGGATGCCACATCATTACCTTAGCAACTGTAGGATTGCCTTCAGTCCTTTGTAGTTCAGGATTAGAATCAATCAGATACTCCATCTGTTCCTGATCGATAGATGGATTGGTTTGCAAGTCCATACAATTTATACTATGTGCCACTTTTATTTATTGTGGTATAATATATAATATTTTAATTACTCAGTCCATGGCAGAACATAAGGAGAATCTACAAGCGAGGGCAGAAGAACTCCAAAAAGAGATTCAAGAACTCCAGAAGCAGTTTGAGGTCAAGAAGGAGGAGTTCTTGAAGATCCAAGGCGCTCTTGAGATGTTACAGGTCATAGAAAACGAAAGAAATTCTGAAGAACCCTTGACATCCTGATCTCTGGGTTATATAGTACATGTATCGGGTTCGATAGTTCCCGCCCCAAATACTATCTCCGCAATAGTGCCTTCGTGCCGAATTGCAAATGCCACATTCATTTAGCAAAATTATGAAAAACCCCCTCGATCTTCCGTTTGAACGGAAGGCGGAGATTTCGCCCATTCCAGAAGGGAAGGGAATGAAATTTCATGGATTTATTGAAGTGAACCTTGCTTCTGATAACCATCCAGACAATAGAATAAAAGAACTCCTTACTGGTAACATCATTAATGAAGTAAGGGAAGAACTTGACAATGATAAGGTGACAAAGTTCACCGAAATATGTAGAAATGGTCAATGGAATTATTCCTTTGATCCTCCTCGGTTAACATTACCAGACGATAAAAAGTACGATCAAGGTGATTGGACAGTTGAAGATCTTCCTCCTGACCAGAAGTTTGAACTTTACTGTGGTGAGCATAGAGTCAATGGTGCTATAGGTGCAGATCGTGAAACTTTATTCTTTGCAGTAGTATCTCTTGAGGATGCTTACTGGAAGATCACCAATCAATCAGTTGAAAACAAGCAGAATGTAGTTTACATCAAAGCAGAACGTACTCCAAAACAGATAGTTATGGCACTATCTAAAATGGTGGAGATCGGTAAAGTTGATGTTAACAATGAAGATTCAATTGCCGCAGCGTTAAGGGATCTTCAGGTTAAATCAGGAGAATATGCTGACTATCGTGAGCGACTTCGTAGTGAATTTGGTGCTACAATTCCTATCAAAACTTATGAGGATAATGCTCGTAAGGCATGGATTGCAGAACAATACCCTCACATTACTCTAACCACAAGATCAAAGATAGTGCCTGATGAGAATAAGAACATTTCTATCTCTAAGACATTTAAAGGTGGTGCTGGTACTGGAGGTCTTGATGACTCTGACTATGATAACCGATTGGTAAACGAGGTCTTTGACTATCTTATCAATCCAGATATAGGTAAAATTAGTATCTTTGCTTCTTATCGTGGTCACAGGGGAAGTAAAAAAAGATTGAAGGATATACGGAAACGGAAGGAGCACCTAATTAAAAATCGACTTGAGAAGATCTGTCAGATTGCTGATGCTTACAGAAAGGACAAACTCTTTACTCTTGACGATATTGAGTGGTTACATCTTCCACAGGCAGATGGGGAAGATATGAAGAAGGAGGTAAGATCATGACTAAATGGGAATCATTTGCACAAGTTGCCTTCTATGCCATGAAAGGTGTTCTCCCACTTTGGAAGGATGCCTCGTCAGATACAGCAAGAGCAATGACTCGTATATTATACGATCAGGTCTTTTGTTGTGGTTCTCCTAACAAGACTGGTTACATTAGTTCAGCAGCAATGAGTGCCAAGAGGGAACGTCTTAAAACGTGTAAGGATCATTGTTTATCCCCTCAGTTTGTTGCTCGTATGGTGTATGACCAACCTGAAGTTTGGTTGACAGACTTTGAAGAGTTTAAGAAACTATTCTTTCTTTGTTGCCAGACTATAGTTGTAACTCCAGAAGAGAACAACAAGTTAAGTACTCTTACAAGTAATAGAGATGGAGTATTCATTGTTAAGGTTCCTACTGTTAGAAAGTATCACTTCCTTAACATAAAGTTATTCCATCCTAAGAAAGGTTATGTATCTAATCCCTTTGAAGATATGTTGCCTGAAGGACTAACTGAGTACGAAGAACAGTTTGTACCATGAACATAGAAGTTTACGATAACTTCTTACCAGATAAGGTATTCACGCCCATCAAAGAGTATATCTTTGGTGGGCAAATGCCATGGTATTATTCTCCAGTTTCAGTTAAACAAGGAGATGGATGCCCACAGTTTTCTCACTTGTGTTATGCAGATACTATACCAAAGAGTGATGTATATAAGATAGTTTGTCCTGTATTTGCTACACTTAATCCCATAGCAGTTGCTCGTGTAAAGTTTAATGCAACATCAAGAACTCAAGAGATACAAGAGAAACCATTACATGTAGATATCACGGGTCCTTCTGCAAGTCCTGATCCGCCCTTTGAAAATATACCCAATTATAGTATATGTGTGATATACTTTAATGATAATGATGGTTATACATATTTTGAGGATGGACAACAAGTAGTATCAAAAGAGAATCGAGCAGTGATATTTCCAGGCGATTTACTTCATGCTGGTACATCTTGCACTGATGCTGATCTAAGAGTCGTTCTTAATGTAGATTATTGTAAGTGGTAACATGGATCTATTCCCAACATTATTTGAAGAGTATGATTTGTCTGGTTCGCCAGGACTTGACGATTTCAAACAACATATTAAATCTAGTGGCAAACATGATGTACATGGATTAGCGGTTGGTGGAGTGTCATCTCATGGTGGTTGGGATCCTTTGCGTGATCCTATCTCTCAACCAATGTTAATAAACTTTCAGAAGTGTGTTAATCATTATTCAGGAGTTATAGGTAACTGGCCAGCAGTTATAGCAGGTAGTTGGTATAATATACTGCCGCCAGGAGGATATACTGAGAGACATAGGCATGAGTCGAGTGTAATTAGTGGTGCATTTTATATTGATTTGCCTGAAGGTGACTTTGGTAAGTTTTATATGGTATCGCCATTACAACCATATATGATGTGTATTCATAATGTAAGAGAAACACCTTATGGTGAGTATTTCCATGAGGCAGATATTAAACAAGATCATCTATACTTATTTCCATCGTGGTTAGAACATGGTAGTAGAGTTAATAATACTAAGGAAGATAGATGGACAGTAAGTTTTAATACAAATCCATGCAATCGTGAGATGTTAGATCCCAATTTTGTTGAAGGAGTATGGGGTAAAGGGCATGAGGATAGTTGATATATTACCAGAGAAACTTGGTGTGGTAATATATCCTGACCATGAGAAAGTTAAGTCGTTAATTATAGATGAGATTGGCAGTCATGGTAAGGAATACGAACATAAGAAAAGAGATTCTACTGAGAAATCATTAGAACATTTTGATTATTACTCACCGTTATCTAATGATAAGTACAAGGATTTCAGAGAGTGGATAGAATTACAGGCAGAGATATATGCCAGAGATATACTTAAGTATGATACTTCAGAGTTTATATTAACAGATAGTTGGATGAATGTATGTGATACTGGTGGTTATCAAAGACCCCATTATCATATAAATGCTGTTGTATGTGCCTTATATTATGTAAACTTCAATGAATTGTATCATTCACCAACATATTTCTATCGTCCTAATGATAGCGAACAGTATCCTGATTACCTACCATATATGTTGACAAATGATAAGAGAACGAAGTATAATGAAGTCAATGAAGTGGTAGGATTAGAAGGATCATTGTTACTTTGGCGTGCTAATTGTGTTCATGGTTATAGAACTAATCACCATGATAATAGAATAACTGTCTCTAGTAATTTGATGCCTAGATATATTAATTCTTTTAAAGTTGAACCACTAACTAAGGAAGAGAGACACACTGCCATGACTACGTTTAGAAGTAAGTTATGGGATAATCCTGATTTTAATTGATATGGAAGTTCTTAGTATTTTACCCACTCCAGTTGCTATAATACCTTGCCCTTTTCACGATAAGTTGAAGGCAACTGTGCTGGATCATATACAAGGAGAAGATGTTAATGATTTAGCATATAATGTTAATAGTGGTAATTTAAAACATATAGGACATTATTCTGTCTTAATGGATGATCTAAAATATGGCAGATTTAGAACTTGGTGTGAAGAACAGGCATTAATATTTGCTCGAGATGTTAAAGGTGATTACATACAAGAACATATACAAGTAACAGATAGTTGGTTTAATATTTCTGGTCAAGGTGGACATCAACATCCACATTGTCATGGTAATTCTTATCTATCAGGTGTATATTATGTTAACTTTAATGAGGAAGAACATGTGCCTACACATTTCACTAACTCAGAAAGTTTGTTTCAACAAATGAAACCATCTTTGATCAATTTGCCTATTAAATATACAAATTACAATCAAGATAACAAAGTGATGGCAAAAGAAGGTGAGTTATTGTTATTCCCATCACAAGTATTACATGGATATGATCTCAATCAAGGAGAGAATAGAATAACCTTGTCCATGAATTATATGCCCACAGTATTAACTAATGGTGATTATGGTTGGCGAGTTGTTAATTTAACAAGACAAGAAAGAGAGAAGGCATTTAATGCCAGAACAGAATTGTCAGATCATTGGGGTATGAATGAGGGATTAAATCCGCCTCATGGTATGAAAGAGTTGCCAAATCCTGAATAGGGTGTATAATGACATTGGGAAACATACCAACACCTTATGCCAACTAGGGCGAGGTTAATGCGAAAGATGGTAATGTTTCTCGCACCTTATTTTTACCTATCATGGCAATTTGGTCTGCTTACGTTAAAATCAACAACAGACTTCAGTACATTCCACACTTTGAAAGTGTGAGTAATTTTGGATCTGATGCTAAAGTTGAAGCACAAGGTAGATATGGTACTCAAGAAGTACAATTATTTCCAAAATCAAAGTAATGGCATTATCTAAAGAGACAGTAAACAAACTTGCTGATGCTATGACTCTTGAAGTGATAGAATATATCAGTAAATCACCCAGAACTAATACATTTTTATATGAAATGGTAGGTGAAGCATTGTGTGAAACACTTGGTAACAAACAAGCGGATGGATCTTGTTCATTTGATGGCAGCAAACTGGTTCCAGCAGTTGTTGATAGATTGAGAGTGAATATTATCCCAAGTAATATGCCATCTGACCCAGCAGATTTATGATTTGGAGAGTATGGAAGTATGCCTTGGGAAGTTTCTCGGATAATACGACTGCAAAGTATGATGATACAGTTTGTGTTATTAGGAGCATTATTTTGCTTGCTTATCTTGTTACTAATACCTTTATTGTTGCTGGCGTGATACGTCATTGGGATAAGGACAGTCGAGAAAGTGGCACAAGGATAGTTGAAGTGTATGACGTTTGATAGTATTATATAAATGTTGAGGGATATGTGGTTCTACTGCCCCATTAAGTTGGGGGTACAGGTGTAAGCGATTCCCAGTAGGTAAATTTGGGCATATAGGTGAAACCTATGTTGATTTGCCCCACTCTCTCAACATTCTTTATTTCTTTTATATTATGTCATCAATCAAAGTGCCAGAAAACTACACTCAACCAACTGAAACACAGTTGAAAGTATTGGTGTTGAGATGGACAACTGATTTATGCCGTTGTTTGGAAGCACAGTATAAAGATTACTCTTTACGCTCTGCTATTAGGAATAATGAGACTGAACTCAGTCCTTATCTACAAGAAAGAGTAAGGAAGATTGAAATGGATGAAGAAATGATGAAGTTTCGCATCCAAAAGGGCAAGAAATACTATAAGATCATCCAACAAGACTGGTATAATGGCGAGTTAAGGGATGGATCAGTTCATGCCTTTGTTGATAAGAATACAGGTGAAGTTTACAAACCTGCTTCATGGAAGTCACCAGCAAAACATGTAAGATTTGATATGAGAATTATCAATCAACGTGAGGCAATGTATGCCAACTGTGACTGGGCGGGTGGTTATCTTTACTTAAGATGAGAAAGATTGATCCTAAAGAGTATATGGTAGACGGTTGGGACTCTGCTCCTTATACCGTCTCACCATATAAAAGAGGTTCTCTTGAGAACAAGTTTTGGATGACTGGTTTATGGATATATTATATTCTATTTGCTGGTATGTTCATTAGAGGTCTTATTCTATTCTTAAACAGATGAGAACAGTAACTATTAGCAGGCAGATAGGATCAGTTTTGGTCGTATCTGCCTATTTTATTGTATTGCATGTTAGTGTACTTTATGGTACAATATTACATGCAACAGCATGCCTAATGAGCATACCATTCTTTGCTCGAACTAAGGCGTATGATGTAGTGGCAATGTTATCATTCATGGTAGTAGTTTCCGCCTCTAAATTCATACAAATGATCCTCTAAATACTACAGATTTGATATTACTATGGGTTACGATTCACTAGCATCTAAAGAAGAAAATCAGGATGTACAATCAGGCAAGTTAACAAGATTACAGAAACAGTTAAATGCCTTAATGAAAACAGTTGGTAATCTTGACGAGAGATTAGCATCAATAGAATCAATGACTAATGCAGCATTGCTTAAACAACAAGACGATATTGCTGGTTTAGTTCTTAATATTAATGAACTTAAAGGTAATAAAGAGTATGAAAATGCTGCTAGTAAGTTTGATATGGAAGTTAAACCAACAGTAGGAAAACCAGAGTCACCAGTAGTACCGCCACCAGTTGGATAAGTGTCCACTGCTAGTTGCCTTATGATGTAGGGCATGCCATAATATATTTGTTGAATCGATTTGATTTATGGATGAATTTGATCTTGGTTATGATGTTCTTGAACAACTATCAGAGACAAGTGAGGATGACTGGTTAACATCTATTGAAGGTGTTAAAGAAGTATTTGATCCTGAAACTGAGAAACTACTCAAGACTTTCTGACATACTGCCCCTCTTAGGGGCATTTTTTATTCTTTTTTTATTATGAAACTGCGTGAACATCAAGCACGAATAGTTGATACCATGCAGAAACACAGCAAGGGACAAATCATTGTGCCTACTGGCGGTGGTAAAACTATTTGTATGATAAAAGATGCCGAAAGGCAACTATTTAATCTTGGTAATAGAGATAATAAGACTATTGTAATTGTTGCTCCTAGAATACTATTAGCACAGCAATTATGTAAAGAATTCATGGAGATTCTTACAGGTGCTGTACTTACTTCTAAGAATGTATTACATGTACATAGTGGAGAGACACCCTATGAGACAACAACTGCAATAGAAAAGATATATTTTTGGCATAAGAATACTCGTGGTCACAAATTAATCTTCTCAACATATCAGTCACTTCATAAAGTAATGAGATCAACGATTGATGTTGATACGATATACTTTGATGAGGCACATAATAGTGTTCAGAAGAACTATATTGAGGCAGTTACTCACTTCTCTAGTTGGGCAGATAGATCTTTTTACTTTACTGCTACACCTAAAGAGTCTAAGAGTAGAGTTGCTATGAACAATCGTGAGGTATTTGGCGAAAGAATTGTTGATGTGCCTGCCCCAGATTTAGTTAAGCAAGGTTATATTTTAGAACCAAGAGTTAGAACAAAGAGATATAATTGTGGTTTCTTTCAGAGTCAAGAATTGATAGAGAAAGAGGCAATCATTGATGCTCTTAGGACTGAAGATCACATGACTAAAGTGTTAGTCACTGCCAAATCTACCACTAATATTCATAAACTACTTACCAAAACAGATTTTATGGCAATATGTCATGAAATGAAGTATAATGTTATGCACATCACTTCTAAGTTTGGTGCTATCATTAATGGTAAGAAAGTATCAAGGAAAGTATTCTTTGATATTATGAATAAGTGGGGTAAGGATGAATCTAAGAAGTTTGTTATGTTTCATCATAGTATACTATCTGAAGGTATGAATGTATCAGGATTAACTGGTTGCATATTACTTAGAAACTTAGATCTTATCACAATGGCACAAACTATTGGTAGAGTTATTCGTTTACATGATAACGACAAACAACATATAGATTCTGGTACGCTATTGCCTGGAAATTTCGAGGGATATCATAAACCATTTGGCAAGATGTTCGTGCCTGTATATTCCAACATTGGGATAGGTACAGAGCGTCGTCTTAAATCAGTTGTGGACACTATTTTTACAAAAGGTGAAGCACAAGTGTCGATTGCCAGGAAATAGAATAGATAGTATAATGAATTACTTGGAGGCATCTTCTATGCGACAAATTGACAAGATTCGTAATCAATGTTTAATTGAAATTGATGCACACTATGCTACACGTATGGAGGAGTTAATTGAGCAACTTAGACTAGAAGATGCTGAAGCAATTATGCACGAAATGATGTATGAAGGTGATAATGATGAGGATTTATTCTTAGATGATTTGACTGAATGGAATGATAAAGAATTAAATGGCATATATTTTGAAGATGATGACTAAAGAAGAAAGACAAACTAGGAAAGAATTAAATAACTTAGTTTATCCTAATCATCTTAAATATTTGAAGAAACTTAAGGCAGATCTTAAGAAGGATGTTAAAACAAATATGACCAAATATACCAAGAAACTGAAGAAATCTAAGAAAAAATGAATGAATCGTTATTATTATTTGCAATAGGAATTCAGAAGTTTGAAGTAACTAACTGGGAAGATAAGAAACCTAAGTTGCTCGAACTGATTGAATTTGAGGATAATAAAGTTATAGAATGTCAGACAGATTATTATCTACATAGCACTCGTCCGCCTTATTTTGATAGTTTTGTAGAGATATTACAAGATGATCTTGATAATATGGCAAATCAATATACTGAAGGTTTGAGTGATAGATATAATGGAGAATGCCCTTTTAGAGGATTAGATGACTGGCAATTATGGTCACAAAGTTATACTGAAGGACAATATCATGGAGCACATAATCATGGAATGATGAACATTAGTAATGTATTATATGTTGAATTTGATGAATCTCAACATATACCAACAACATTTTATTCACCATTTCCTAATCCTTTTTATGGTACAATCTCTAAGGCGACGCCACCAGTTAAGGAGGGCAATATTATATCATTTCCATCACTATTGTTGCATGAATGTCCAGTGCAATCATCAACAACTCCAAGAACTATTATGTCCTTTAATATACCTTTAAGATAATGTATGATATCAAAGTAACATTAACTGACCAACAGTATAATCTACTAAGTGAAGCATTGTTCTACTATTCTGAAGACAAAGATGATCCTAACATTAGTAGTAATATAGAGGAGTTAGAGGATTTAATTGATACACATAGTAAGAAAGTATCACGAAAACGGAAATATATGAACCCTCAGTGTGACATTTGACAAACTGGACTTTTTTGTGACAAACTCGTTACATTTGAGTGCATGGCAACCCTGATACCCTATAATAAGGGAGTCCACACGAATTAGACACTTATGCCAACTGCAACTGCTGCCAAGAAGTCCACAACCACTTCAAGAAAGCGTCGCACCCGCAAAGTTACAGCAACTGCCCCCAAGTCTGCCCCTCTAAATACTACACCAGTCACAAAGATTATGGAAGAAGTTAAAGCAGAGGCACCAAAAGTTGAAACTAATGTATCAACTAAGACTTGGATCGAAAGAGCAAAAGAATTAGACGGATTTGATGTTATCATGATTCCACTTCTATTTCTTGAGGCAGGAACTAAAGAACTATTGAAGGCACTAGGACAAATCAAAGTCCCTGCCTAACCACTCTACAAAGTGTCACAAGACCCCTTCCGAGGGGTCTTTTTTTATGGTATCATACAAGTATGATAAACAAACACCTAGAACACCCTGAAGATTCTATCCTTAATAAAGGTAAGGATGGCGCACTTGAGATACTCAAGTTCTTCAAGAATAAGAGTAGCAAACTATCAGTAAAATATGATGGTGCGCCTGCTATAGTGTGGGGAATTAACCCACTAAATGATAAGTTCTTTGTAGGGACTAAGAGTGTATTTAATAAGAAAAAGATTAAGATCAATTATTCTCATTATGATATAGAAGTTAATCATGGAGATAAAGCAAACGTTGCATCAATCCTTCACCTATGTTATGAGAAACTACCTAGAATTGAGGGAGTTTATCAATGCGATTTCATAGGATTTGGTGGTGGTAGTGTATACAATCCTAATACAATTACATACAAATTTGATGATATTGTAGAAGAAGATATAATCATTGCTGCTCATACTACCTATGATGTATGGGATGTATTGAGCAATTCAGTTGCAATCTTTGAGTATAAAGGTATAAGAACTGAAGAGATTAAATTCTTATCAACTGATGCGAAATTTGCATACAGAGATATTAAATTAGATCTCTTAATTAGTCTTGCACAAGCAGCAGTAAGATTTGTTAAGTTTCCCGATAAAAAGCAAGGTGAAACGATCAAAGTTACTGTCAATTCTTATATCAGAGAACAGAAAGATTTAGATCCTAATGCTTTATCAAAAGAGACAGGATTTCATGCAAATCTATTCCATCTATACAATTTCATCAGAGATATTAAACTATTGTTGATGGAAGGTATAACAACTAGTGAGAATGTTGAGACACTACTTGATACTCAACCATGGCAACATGAAGGTTATGTTATGTCAAATAGTGATGGGATTTATAAGTTAGTTAACAGAAAACAATTCAGTTATGCTAACTTTAATGTTAAAAAGGACTGGAAACGGTAGATCATGTGACACTTTAAGTAGTGTCCACTAAATCCGCCATTCTCTGGTGGATCTGTTATATTAGTATCAATGGAGGGAATTCAATGAAAACAATCACATTCACCAATGAAGAGTTTGATGCTCTTAGTGGTATTATTGCGGATCGTTTGAATACTTTCCAAAAGAATATTGCAAAACAACCGATAGGAACTGATCCTGAATTTAGTGATATAAGAAATTATATTACATACGATTTACATCAGAAACTATCATCAATTAGTTAAATTATAGTCCTACCAAATGACTTTAAACTGGGTATTGTTGTTCATTAACCTAAACAAATGCCTGTTTCAACTGAAATCAACGACCTATTCTTTCAACTAGAAGAAGCACAAACTGGTGCGGAATTACTAGAAATTATTGAAGCATACGTTGATGGAAACGCTGGTAACTGATTAACAAATAAGAGGGACAATTTCTAGTCATAAGGTTGTCCCTCTTTAAATACTTTTCACATTATTTCACATTTATTATGTCAACACGTTCTCGTATTGGTTTACAATTAGCAGATGATTCTATCCTCTCTGTTTATCATCATTGGGACGGTTATCCTCAATGGTTAGGTGTTACTTTAAATGCAAAGTTTAACACATTTGAGAAAGTTGCTGACCTAATTGATGGTGGCGATATGTCATCATGCGATTCAAATGATGACTGGGATAGAAAAGAACTAGGTGAAACTCGACCTCTATATTATAATGAAAGAGGAGAAAAGACTGAACCTAGATTAGATTTAAACTTTGATGATTATGTGAATAATGCTAACGCATGTGAAGAATATGTTTATGTATTCACATCAGATAACAAATGGGAGTGCTATGCAATAAGTCATTCTTATGATGATGATTATAACATAGTAGACACAAATGTTATTCCTGCGTTAATACCAAAACAATATCCACAGGAGTTAGTTGCATGATTCAGACAGATTTTGACTCTAAATTAACAGCGCCTGAGTGCGATTTCTTAATTGATTTACTTACATATCCTACGGGAAATGTAGATGGAGATAACAATTATCTTCAAAGATCTTCCCAAAAGTATAAGATCAATGTAAGAACAATTAAAAAGAAATTAGGTGTTCAGGCAGACATCGCCGATGGCGAAATTGAATACGTTGTTCGCTAAAACTATCCATGACTTATCTTGATTTGCTTACAGAATTACAATCATTTGATGACGATAAGTTACTCAAAGTTGTAACACTATTTGACACTGCCCGCAATGAATTTGCACCTGTTGGTGTTAACTTTCATGAGACAGATTCACCCTACTTGGAGATATAAATAATGTTAACTGACACTCAATTACAACAACGAAGGGATCTAATTCAAGATCTTGGTTATGCTATTAAAGAAGATAATAATCTTCTTGATGAACTATTAGATGACTTAGTTTCCCGACTAAATGATAAAGAAGTAAAAGAATATGAAGTTTTAGTTGGTTCAATCTTTGGAGACTAATATGCTCGTACGCCAATTAATTAACGTCCTTAAAGAATACAATCCTGAGGCATTTATAACAGTTGGTGTTAATGGAGAGTATGAATTTAGAATCAAAGATGTAAACAATAAAGGTCATTATACAGTATTAGAGATTGAGTCAATACCCAAGTAGACACTAAACAAACTGTCACACAAGACCCCACAAGGGGTCTTTTTTCATGTATTATATAAATGTGGTCAAGTTCTGCCTTTATGGAGCAACAGACAAGACCACACTTTCACATTAATTGGAGCAACTTTTCCTATGAAGTTTATTGTTTTTAGTGATCCAATTCAGTTTGCAGATGATTACACTTATGCAAACATAATTGCGGATGATTACTATAACAAAACTGGGAAGATTGTTGCTGTTGAAGAAGTATCTTCAGTTCATCAATTTCCTAGTCAAAATGTTAATCATTACAAAGTATTGGGGTTAGTTTAATGAACGATTTACAAGAGTTTATTGACTATGTGTGGGATTTCTATAACCCACACTCTGATCTTTATCCGATTAAAGGTTTAACTAAGGATGACATTTTCACTGCTATTAAAGAGTATGCCCGTCGCATAAATGTAGCAAAAGAGAACAACAATCTCTATTTCAATGTTACATATCAATGGGGTGGAGGTGATACTTTAGACAGAGAAAGAGTCAGAGATATTATACTCAATCAACCACAATTTACATGGAGTTGTTAACAATGAAACGTGAACGATTTCAATTTGAATGTATCATTGAACTAGATGAAGATGATGACGTTCAAGTATCACATTTGTCTGAAGAAATACAAATGTATCTTGATAGCAACTACGGTGAAGATAACACCGCAAAAGTAATAAAATGGAGATCTTATTCTTTGGAGGATTCTAACAATGAGTGATGAAACTACTGTCCACAATGTTAATCTAACTGAGGGTGAAATTTCAGTTATATTATGTCAATTAGAGGAGAAAGTTGCGGGATATAATGATTATGAAAATGAGTGTTTTGTTGTTGATGAGATAGAATCTATCTTTGCAAAATTGGAGGGAGTTGTAAACAAATACTATGACAGTCGTGAAACTGTCCACATTCAACCCCATTTGCATGAAGGATAGACTATAATTAGAGAGTAACAAACGAGGATCAACCTTATGCAAACAAACGTGAGAGATTATTCCTTCGATCAGTTACAGACTATCAAGGGATTCTTTACAGAGTCAGAATGGGAAACCATCTATGCGTCAATGGATGATTACATTCATTACCAAAATGATGACGCATCCGAGGATGAACTAATTGGAGGAATTTCTGTTGTAGATAGAGTAGATTCTATCGTAAACAAAATTAGGTCATTACCTGACTAAAAGGGGGATTAACCCCCTTTTTTATTACAAATTGTTCTTTACTAATTAACACAATGGATGCACA